GAAGACGGCGGCGTCTACCAAGCCACCGACCTCAAGATCATGATCGACCCGGGCCAGCTGGGTGGCCTCGACATCACCACCCAGGACCGCTGGGAGTACACGGAGGGCAGCGTCACCCGCACAGCGAAGGTGGTGGATGTGAGCACCTACCGCGGGGACGGGCCGGTGTTCTTCGTGTGTCTGGCGAGGCCGCAGTGATGGCGAAGCCACTGAGCGAGCTGGGACGAGATCTACGGGCGGGCCTGGAGCTGGGGCTGGAGAAAGCCACGCACGATCTGGTGATCGGACTGAAGCAGCGCGGCCCTTACTGGACCGGCGATTTTGAGGCAGCGTGGCGGGTGGAGCCGGGGCAGAAGTTGATTGCCTCCAACCAGGCCGAGGGGGATGTGGACTTCGAGAAGCCCAACGGCCGGCAGGTCACCGATGTGGTGGTCCCGCTGACGGAGGTGGAGCAGGGCTACACCATCTACAACGACATGGTGTACGCCGACATCGCCATGGATCTGGAGCCGTCACCGGATGGCAAGTACCGGCACGAGCGACCCCGCGCAACCGCGGAGCGTGACTGGTTCGAGCGGTACATGCTGGGCGGCGAGGCGGACCGCACCCTGGCCGCCGGCATGAAGCAAGGCATGGGTCTGGCGGGGTTTAACCGATGAGCTACCAACTGGTGCGCGCTTACTTCGAGACGCCGGTGATCACCGCGCTTCAGGCGATGACGCCGCCGGTGCCGGTGTTTGTGGACAACCAGCCGATCACCGAAGCCGACGCTGCGAAGGAACACGCGCTGATTCGACTGGACTTTGGGCTCACCACGGAAACGGCGCTAGCGGAGAACGTGGAGCGTCTGCGCGGCAATGTGGTGGTCGAGTGCTACGCCGCCAAGGGAAAAGGACCGGCCCGAGCGCAGCTGATGATCACCGAAGTCATCAAAGCACTTAATGGGTTAGCTAGCTGTAAGCCCAAGCCTGCGACAGGTGTTCGCGGCCGCACCCGCGAGATCACCGGGCCCAGCTTCTACGCGATGGACGGCACACCGTTCTTCGTCGCGCGGGTGGGCTGCGGGTTCGACGCTTCTTACACTTGAGGCAAGCCTGAGCCCCCGCAGGCGACGCCCCCGCAAGTCGTCTACCTGAGGTACTCAAGTGCCCGTCTCATGCAACACGTCTGCCTTGACCGGCAGCGATGGCCTCGTCACCTTCAAGCCTGCAGGCGTCAAGCACTGCCTGAAGGACGCCTCTGACTTCCCCGCCGGCAAGCTGATCACCGTTCCCGGTGACCATGATTTTCAGATCAACGACCCCGTGGTGTTCACCACCGAGGGTGCCGGTGTTCTGGACCCCAAGCTGACGGTCGCCACCAAGTACTACGTGGTCGATAAGACCACCACCACGATCTCGGTGTCCGCCACCAAAGGCGGTGTGGCCATCACCCTCGACGGCCTGGGCGGTCTCGCCGGCTCCGGCGTTGGCTCGCTGGCTGCCGCCACGGCCGGTGTGGGCTATGCCTCTGGCACCTACACCGATGTGCGCCTGGTGCAGGGCACAGCCACCAGCGCTCGCGCCACGGTGGTTGTTCCCGCTGGCGGTGCCGTCAACGCTGGCGCCATCACCATCACCACCCCCGGCACCGGCTACACCACCGCAGCCGGCGGCATCACCCTGACCGGCGGCCACAGCGCTGCGGGCACCGCGATCGACGCCGCTGCCCCCACCACCCCGTTCACGGGCACAGCCACGCTGACCACCGCCCGCGAGAACACAACCGGCCACATCAACGTCGCCTACAGCGAGTTCGATCTGGTTTGCATGGTTCAAGAGTGGTCGATGGACTTCTCCCGCGAGGAGATCGACATCACCACCCTGCCCTGCAAGATTGGCGGTGCGGCTGATAAGTACGCCAGCTTCCGCACCACGATCCCTGGTTTTGCCAGCGGCTCCGGCACCATGAACGTCCTGTTCAGCGGTGACCAGACCAGCACCAGCGGTCGCCTGATCGCCAACTCGCTCCTCAAGAGCCAGGCTGGCGCCACGGTGAAGCTGTACGTCAAGGCCGTCGAGGGTGCGGGCAACGTCCTCGATGACACCCTCTCCTCCTACATCGAGGCGCCGGTGTCCTTGGCTGGTTTCTCCATCTCGGTGAACACCAGCGACGCCCTGGTGGCCTCGATCAACTTCAACCTGTCGGGCCCCCCGACCCACCTGTTCAACCTCAGCCTCGTCTGAGCCAGACTGGTCCGGTGGACTGTTCGCCCTCGCGCAAGCGGGGGCTTTTTACTGGCGTTGAGACCTATACTTAACTGAGTAGTTACTTGCAACTGCATGGCATCAGCCATCCGCGCCATCGACCGTCTGAAGAACGCCGCCAACTTGGTGCCGAGCCGCAAGGACGTGGAGCTGTCTGATGGCACCACCTTCACCTTCTGGTCGAGGCCGCTGACCATGGCGGAGCGTGACCGCGCCCAGCGCAACGCCAAGTCCGACGACGCCAACGCCTTCGCGCTGCAGCTGCTGGTGGACAAGGCCCTCGACGAGAACGGCCAGCGCATGTTCATGCCAGCCGATCTGGCTGAGCTGCGCCAGGAGTGCCGCGACGCCGACCTGCAAGCGCTGATGCTGGCCGTCCTCAGCGCCCCCGACGACGAGGCTCCCCTGGAGCCCAAAAGCGCTGCAGGCGGAGCTAAGTAAGGACAACTGGATGCTCCTGTCGTTCTCTGTGGCGAAGGAGCTGGGGATGACCGTCACCCGCCTCTGGAGTGAGATCACCGTCGAAGAGTTGCTTGGGTGGAGCGCCTACTTCGGTCACCTCAACGAGGAGCAGGAGAAAGCGCTCAAGAGCGCCAGAAGCCGTCGGTAGGCTGGTTCTAACTGAGTCGGCGGAGCCTTGGCGACCTACAACGCGAACATCAGCGTCAAGGTCGCCGGGCTCTCGCAGCTCAAGAACCTGGAGAACCGGGTCCAGCAGCTGCAGGAGCGGTTCACGAAGCTGAACGCTGCGGCCGCGCGGATCACGGCGCCGTTCCAGGGGCACATCAAAGCGCTGACGGAGATCAACAAACTCCTGCGCGAGAACAACAACCTGCTGAACCAGCAGAGCCGAATTGCCAGCTCTGTGAGCCGTGGAAGTCGCGGTGGCGGTGGGTCACGGACGGATGCCAAGGTGCAGGCGGAAGTCACCGACCAGCTCAACCGGCAGATCCGGCTGCTGAAGGACCGTGCCCGGCAGATCGACGCTTCGGGCTCGGCAATGCAGAAGCTGCTGAAGGCGGAGGTTGAGATCAACGCGCAGGTGGGTGGCAATGTTCGGCTGGGCCGGCAGTTGATCAAAAACGCACGCGAGCTGATCAGCGCAGAGGAGCAGCGGGCGCGAGCGGTGGAGGCTTCCGCAGCGCGGGAGTTGAGGGCGAAGCAGGAGGTCTGGAAGCTGCAGGCCAAAGCGCTGCAAGAGCAGGAACGCGCCGAGGCGCGAATGCTCGACGCGCGAGCCAAGAACGCCAGCAGAGCAGCGCGCGATTCGGAGCGCTCATCGGGCGGGAAGCGCGGCGGGCGCGGCCCGGGGCTGGTGGGGCGTTTCGGCGGCGCGATGGACAACGCTTTTGGCGGCGTGTTCAGCAAGGCCACATCGGGCGCGACCAACAGTGCATTGCGGTTTGGCGCGGCCGGCGCGCTGATGACGACACCGTTCCTGGGGGCCAGTGTCCGTGGGTTGAGCAACGTCGCAGGCCCGCTGAAAGAGATGGTGGACGGTCTGGGTCAGATGATCCAGATGGCGCACGACCTGCCCGGTGGTGTGCAGGCGGCCATCGCCGCGCTGGTGGCGTTCTCCCCGATCGTGGCCGCGCTGGCGGAGAAGCTGCCAGCCGCCGCCCAGGGGGTTTACAAGCTGGGCCAGTCGTTCGGGAGTATCAAGCCGGCGCAACCGCTCAAGACGCTGATCAACAAATCGGGCGGTTCGTTCATGGAGAGCGTGGTCAACCCGCTCTCGGCGATGAGCATGAAGCTGCCCGCCGGCCCGGGGGCGCAAGGACCGGGGGGATCATCTGCCGCGGCGTTTGGCTCCAACCTCGGGCTGCAGCTGGTGAAGAAAGCAGCCGACGAGATGCTGGGCGCCGTTCAGGCGGCGGCGGACAAGCAAGAGCAAGCGCGGCAGACCGCACAGGGCTGGGCCCATGCGCTGCAGCAGGGGCAGGAGTGGATCCGCGAGTCAACGGCGAGGCTCCGCGAGTTCGAGCAGGCGCAGAGCGAAGCGGCACGCAAGCGTCTGACCGGCTCAGCAAGTCCGCAAGCCTTTGATGACGGCGGGGTGAGGCGCCGCACGGTGTCGGGCAGCTATGCCAGTCCGGCTGGACCGGCGGGCAGCCCGAGCGCGGTGGAGGGATCGGTGCAGAACATGGTCAACCGGATGCGCGAGCGCGTGCAAGCGGAGACGGCTGCCGGGAAAGCCGCAGCCCAGACCACGTTCCAATACCGGCTGCAGATTGCGTTGGCCAACCGGATGGCCGCTGCCGCCAACAAGGTGGAGATGGAACTTCTGGCCGGCGCGGCGGCCATGGAGAAAGAGCTGAAGCTCCAGCAGCGCATCGAGCAAACGATCCTCCGCATCCGCCGCGCCAAGCGCGAGGAGCGAGTTCAAGAGCTGCGAGGAAAGCGGGACTCCCAGGGCCAGCGCGCAGAAAGCCTCGCGCTCGGCGTTGGCTTCCCGCTGATGTTCGGAGCGGGGCCGGGCTCGATCGCCGGTTCACTGGCCGGTTCCTTCATGGGTAGCGGCTTCGGCGGCCAGATCGCTGGTGGTGCAATCGGTCAGATCTTCGACCAGTTCGCAGCAGGCGCCACCGACATGGGCAAGATGCTGCGCGATCCGATCACCAACTTCGAGAAGCTCTCGGAGGCGGGCCTGCTGGCAAGCAAGTCGCAGGAGTATTACATCAGCAAGCTGATCGAAGTTGGCCGCGTCACGGAGGCCGCAGCGATCATCCAAGGCGAGATGGTCAAGAAGATCGGCGCCGGCGGCGTCAACGATCTGACCAGGCTGGGCGACAGCAGCGACAGGGCGGCGAAGGCGTGGGCCGAATTGAACCTGCAAATGCAGGCGGCGGTATCGGGCCCCCTGGCAGACCTGCTGGATTGGGTGGCCAAGATCGTCGGCGTCGCAGCGGAAGGCAACCGGAAGCAAGCGGCCCAGACGGATTTCCTCTCCGCGCTCAACAAAGCCAACCCGCAGGCGTATCAGCGGTACTTCAAGGAATCCATCGCGCTGCGCAATGCCAACGGCGGAACGGTTGACGAGGCCAAGCTCAAGCAACTGCAGCAGCGCTACATCCAGCAGTACGGGCTGAAGCCTGGCCAGCCCAACCCCACCGCCATCGACCCCAAGGCGCTGGAGGACGGTCGCCGCGCCGCCCAGCAGGTGGGGGATCAGATCAAGGCGGCATACCGCGAGGCGTTCGACCTGCAACGCCGCGGTGCCGACATCCAGCGAGAGATGGTCGACTACCGCCGCAAGGTCGAGAGCGACATCTTCGCCAAGCAGCAGGAAGCCAAGCGGCTGGAGATCGACAACGCCCGCAAGGCCGCCCAGATCAACATCGAGCAAACCGACCTGGCCCTGCGCAAGCAGTTCGCAGGCAGCCAGGGCCTCACCGGCGAACTACTCAACGGCGTGCGGGCCTACATCGCAGCCCGCCGCTCCGGCGAGGCTGACATCGAGCAGAAGCGCCGCCAACTGGAGGTCAACCTCGCCGATATCACCAAGGCCACCGCCGACTACGCCTACGAGCAGGCCAACCGGCGGATGCAGCTAGAGCGCTCCATCGAGGACTACAAGCGCGACATCGCCGACTACCAGCTCAAAGTCGCCCGCCAGATCCAAGAACTGGCACCGATCGGCGGTGGTGGCGGAGGCGGCGCTCCTGTCGGCAACCTCGGCGGCTTTGCGGGGCTGAGCAGGCTGATCGGCGGCCACGAAAGCTACGGCGGCAACTACGGCGCCTTCAATCGCGGCGGCAGCAACAACGGCCACACCGCCCGCGGCAGCGGCGTCGATCCCAACCTCGTCAACATGACGATCGCGGAGATCCAGCGCCGTCAGCTGGCTCCGGGCATCCCTGCCAATCAGCAGCTCCACGCGGTCGGCAAGTACCAGATCATCGGCTCGACGCTGAGCAGGCTGCTCGCCGGCCGCTACGGCCCCACCGGCGTTTCGGCCAACGACAAGTTCAGCCCGGATGTGCAGGAGCGCCTCGGCTCCGCGCTGGCCCGCAACCGGATGGTGCCCGGCAATGTCGACGCCTCCGTGCGCGGCCTGCGCCAGGAGTGGATCGGCCTCCAGTACGCCAACACCGACCAGCTCCGAGCCGCCGTTCGCCAGTTCCAAGG